CCATTCAATCTTTACAGTAGGAGCAGTAGGTCTGCCAGTCAAAGTTTCCACAAGGAATCTCAAAGTTTCAATGTTATTCTCAACCTTACCATATTCCTTATAGCACTTCATGGTGTTGTTCATCTTATTCCTTTCAGTAGTACTCTCATCACCTTCTGAGATAAGCACAAACTGATAGGTTGGTTTTGGATGGTCTTCCATATATTGCATTGATGGAGCAACAATGTCTTTCCATGCAAGCAGGATTTTCACTCTGATGAAATCCTCTGGGTCTGACATATCAAAGAAATTATCACCCTTTTGCAGTGTGACCTTTGAAACACCCTGTTGATTGGTATCATCCCAGTAGTTATTCACCTTATTATAGACACTCAGTGCATCATCTTCAAGACCCATGATTTTCTCAAGGCAAGCCTTTTCATCATTGGTGAGGATATTCACATAAGTACCTGATTTCAGCCTTGGCACAACAAATGTTCTGCTGACACCATCAGCCATACCACCATATAATACATGGCGGGGATTTGTAATCATACCCCTTTGTTTGGGGATAAACCTTACATTGACTCTTTCATTTCTTAAACAGGTGTAAGGCTCCTGTTCTCTCTCTTCTTCTTTCTTGTTATTAGCCATAATGCTTCTCCTTAATTTAATTAGTTTTCTTCCTTTTTATGACTCAAATAGTAGGTGGGAGTGACCCCACCTACTACAAGTCATTTATTTAATCAACCCTCAAGAACAGCAGGGATAAACGAGATAATTCTTGTTGGGTCAAACACAACAACACCCAGAGTTGACATTCTGTGGAATGTTGCTGAATCCTCATCATGGGACATATTCATGTTGTTCTTCTGTCCAGTGAAAGGATTTCTCAAGCCCCACTCATAACCTCTATAGTCATCATCATCCTTGATTCTACACTTCTGAATGTTAGGATGCTCCTGAGTACCAATGTACATAATGTCATATCTGTATGACATTGCAGGACCACCATTGGGGTGCTGAATCTTGTTTCTGATTGGGTCATCATACAATGGGTCAATGTCAACCTTCACCCTAACACCGTTAGGAGCCATGTACTCAACAAACTGGAAGCCAGCCTTCAGTGAGTTCTCATGGAGTTGAGATTGAGTCTTGCTGACGATACTCAGCTTACCATCACCATTCAAGGTGAACACTGTCCAACCACTGACCATATTGAGGATAGCCTTGTGGAACTGCATAGCACCTCTCTCACCAGTCTTAATCACAAAGTATCTGTCAGAGAAGTCCAACTTAGCTGCTGAAAGCTCATACAGAGCATTTTCAATCAGCTCAATTGAGAACACATTGTAATAGTTGACACCAGAAACTTCCATCTGCTCAAACAGACCAGCACCCATCTTGATGACATTACCTGACTTACCAAAGTTCATGTACTCACCATTAGAGTTTCTGTTGGAAGTACCAAAGGCCATAATGTTGTTCTTGTATTCATTGAACTGGAGTTCGCACTCCCATTCAACATAGTGCATCCACATATTAGAAGTACCAAACACTTGTTTGCCATTCTCGTCTCTCTTGACCATAGGAACACCAACAGCCAATTTCTTGTTGAGCTTATTGCCAGGAACCTTGTGCTGGATTCTGATGGTTGACCACTCATTTCTCATAGAGACAGGAGCAGAGAACCTGACATCACCAGCTTTTCTTGACATTTCTCTCTCAACAGGAGCAAACTCCACTGAGAATCTTTCACCTGCAAGCAGTCTCTCAGCAGGGCAACCATCTGTGTTACCACCCATAAGTTCAACCTTATAGACAGCATTTGAGCCTTCCATTCTTGCTTCACCCAAGATTCTGAAAGGATAAGTCTGATTCATGTGGCCAAAGATGACCTCACCATCAGCAAACCAATCTTCTGGGAACACCAACCAGAAAGGTTGAGTGTTAGCACCAACATTGCCACTGGCTGAAGTGACAACATTACCATTCTCGTCTCTTGCTTCAACCAATGGAACATTCCTTCTTGTAGAGCCAATAACATCCCAGTAGTACTCGGTGTCATCGTTAAACTCAAGGACAGGGAACTGGCTGAGGAAAGTATCTAAGGTTTTACCTCTTGACAGAGCCAGCAACTGCACCCAGAAGTTAGAAGCCTTCTAAGGTTCAAGTTGGTAGATTGAGCCAAGGTGATTGTCCTTTGTCAAACCCTTCCAATGGTTAAATGTTAATGTCTGAAAATCATTCAATTTACTCATAACTTTTTCTTAGTTTGAATTGTTAGGTATTTATTTATTAGATATTAAGGCCCCAGCCTTCTCCAAGACTAAAGGAATTTGTATCACCCTTGGAACTACCAAAGTTTAGACTTCCGTCATTGTTTCTCCTTGAGTTGTTCAAAGTTCTTTC